GCGGACCTTCTTCTCTTCGTCGGCGGCGGCACGAGGATGCGCCTCCAGCGCGTCGGCCCACTTCCGTTCCGACCATCGATCGACGCCGAGCGAGATCGCAACAGCGCGCGCATACACGGCGCAGTCGAGCGCCTCGTTGCGATCACGGACCTTGTGCCATTCCCGCCGGACGCCGCCCGATCGCAGGCGAATGAAGCGCAGCTCCTCCGCGACCAGCTGCTTGATCCACTCGTCCGATGTGCCGTCCGGCAGGTAGACATACCCCTCTGGGTACGCCTCGCCGTCGACAGGCTTGTCTAGGCCAAGCTGCCCGAACAGCTCCATCTTGAGCATCGACGTGCCGACGTTCCAGAGCCGGACGCCCTTCTTGATCTTGCGCCCACGGACCGTGACGTCCTGCCAGTTCGGCGTGCCGATCGCCTGCTGGGCCGCGATGCTCTCGCGCCCCTTCACCGCCATCACGAACCCGGGGTGGCGGCGGGCCCAGCCGTAAACCTCCATGGTCGAATCGCCGTCCCCGGAGTCGATCGCGACCCGAGCAAGGCGCATGACGCGGCCGTCGGCGCTCTCCCACTCCCGTGCGACCTCCCGGTCGAGCTTCGCCCAGGTCTTGGCGTCGGCGATCGATCCGAAGACCTCGATGCGCTCGACGAAGGCCCGCTTCCGGCCAGGACCGAAGGCCCAGATGTCCATGTCGATGCGCCCGCCGCCGCCGCGCTGGACGTCGGCGGCGCCGATCAGCAGGGCGGCCCAAGGCGGCGGCGTTCCAAGCTGCATGCCTTTCTCGCGCCGGTCGTAGAGCCGCTCCCACTCGGGGGCCTCGCCCTTCTCCGCCCAGGCTTCGCCGAGCGTCTGGTTTACGAACGTGCGGAGGAGGTTGGCGTCCTTGCGGACCTCCAGAAACTCCCGAGCGATCTCCAGCCAAGCGGCTCCGGGATGCTGACTGTACGCTGCCCAAATATGAAACGAGCGGTGCCGGGGAAACGCGGCAGGGTTGTGCGCCCGCCACTCGCCATTCTCGTCCATCCACGGCTTGTGGACTTCCTCGATGTCGCAGCCGTTCTCGCACCGGTACCAGGCGCGGGTCGGAATGTGCGTCGGCTCCCAGCGAATGCCCGGCCCGGTGCCATCTCCGAATACCAGCGCCTGCATGTGTCCGCATTCGGGGCAGGGGACGTAGCGGTACTCCTGGCTTCCCTGCTCGAACAGAGCGTCGATGCGGCTGAAGCCCTTTACCTTCGGCGTCGAGCCGGCGGCGCTGAAGCGGCGCGGCGAGGTCAGGTTGCGCTTGAACGCTAGCCGGGCGCCGTCGCCTTCTTCCTTTGCCGCCCAAGGGTAGCCATCCGGCTCCTCGAGGATGACGTCGTCGGCGGTGACGCGCCGGAACTCCTTCGGGCTGTTCGCGCCCTTGATCTGGATCCAGCCGCCCTTGTAGCGCTTCGCCCGGATCTGGTTGTCGGCGTGCCGCGGCTTGAAGGTTGCGACCTCGCGGACGACCTTCCATTGCAAGACCGGGTCGAGATCGTCGCGACTGAACTTCTCGGCGTCGTCGATCGTCGGCTGGTAGATCAGCGTGCGCGCCGGGTCGTATCGGATGCGCCAGGCAACGAAGCACTGGATGATCGTCGAGTAGCCGATGCGGCTGCTCTTCCGACAGGTGACCTGCGGCGTTTCCGGATCGATGAACGCATCGGCCATGTCGGCCTGGAACGGGAAAGGCCGGATCCGCCGGCCGTCGTCGGTGCGGCCGTGCTCGGCCATGAACTCGGACAGCTTGGGCTTGAGCCGGGGCTTGAAGATCGAGAGCCATTCGCGCGCAGCGGTTGCGATGTCGCTGCCGGTAACCTGGAGCGTTACCGGCTCAGGTTTCTTCTTCGTCGGGGCCCTCTTCTTCATGCAGGCCCCCGCCTCTCGCCTCCTCGACCCGTGTGACGCTCAATTCCTCGAGCGCGTCGTTGATGGCGGTGTCGATCCGCGCGCGGAGCTTATGGTCGCCGTTCGCAACCGACAGGCCGACTTGCTGCAACCGTGTGACCGCAAGTGCGATGACGCTGACGACGGCGCCGGTCATATCCGGCAGGGAGGCCAGCTCGCGGCGTCGCTCAGCGTTGTCCATCGCCTTGGCGTCCGCCTGCTCTTTCGTCAGGCGGGCGCGTTCGGCTTCGAAATCCAGATCGCCTTGGGCACTCTCAACGCCGTACTTCGCCTGGGCCCACGCCTCGATGTTTTCGAGCAGGCTTGCGCCATCGGCCGGCAGGTCGCCCTTGGAGCGGAGCTCGCCGACCCAGCGGCTGGAGATGCCGAGCACGGCAGCGATCTGGGGCCGTGTCGGCTCGTCGATGTCGATTTCCACCGCACTTCCCTCCGGACGGTGCCCCAGTTCCCTGCCGCCAACGCCGGGAATGGCGGTTTTCCGCCACTCTCAACATGTCGAGGGAGGAAGAACCATAGCGAAAACCTGTGGCTAGACGGCTTCTGCGCCTTTGCCCCCCGTATAGCCGGCCCGCCGGGGAAGGACCCAAGGCGGGGTGTGTTGCTTCGGTGCAACACCCATTGCCGGCGGCATGGTCGGCGGGTTTCCGAAGGTCGAAAATCGCTTCAGGTGGCGGGGTTAGCCTCCACGATCTGAATACTCTGCCCGCGCTATCTGGCGGCGGGCGCCGACGGTACCTCAGGGGCCAGCGTCGGCTCTGTCTAGGCTCTGCGGTTGCCGCCCCAGATGGCAGGTTGCCGGCGTCGATGCCTCTCGGGTGTATCTGCACCGCTATTCCGGTGCGGCTTATGTGATCCTAGGCAACCTGACGACTTCGCGAGGAGCGATCCTCTGCGGCCATCGGCGAGGGCGGTTGGCTCACGGCCCCGGCTCTTCCCACCTCACCCGGCCATGCGGGCCAAGTCGTCCTGTTTAGACGACGAAGCGTTTACCGTTTGTTCCCGCAGTTGTGAAGTGCCAATCTGCACCTCCAGCGCGTTGCCGAAGACGACGAGCGTGTGCCGGCCGTCGCTCTGACGCACGATGCCGGGGAGGCCAGCGAACGAACCGCCGGTGAGCATGATCGTCTCCCCGACGCCAAAGGCCGCGGCCCGCTGCTTCACGCCTGACACGCGCTCGATCTGCGCCGCCTCCTGCCGCCGGACCTTGGCAATCTCGGTGTCACGCACCTCGACCCGGCGGCCGTAGTACCGGAAGAAGGAGAAGGGTGGCAGCGGGCTGGTGATCTCCGGGCGCAGAAGCCACTCGAGGTCGGGGACGAACGTCGACCGCACGAATACGAAGGTAGGCATGCCAGCGACCAGTGTCTCGACCTTGGCGCGCCGGCGAGGCGCGCGGTGGCGCGACAGGACTGTCGGCGTATAGGTCTCCATCCCTGCATCGTTGAGCGCCTGGGCGAGCAGCAGCGTGCGTGCCCCTGCCGTGCGCAGAATGCTCCATCGATCCGCGCTGTTGCCTTCTGCCATCATCATCATCGTCTGCCCCGTCGCTCGGTACATATCAGGAACGCCGCCCCGCGTCATTCATCCGCCGCGAGCGCCGCGGCCACATCGGCCTCACTGATCGCGCCGATCTTCACGCCCATCGCGCGGACCGACGGCGGCATCGCGCGGATCTCTTCGGCCGTGACCGGGCGATCAAGATCGGCTCGTGGCAGCGCGGGCGGCGCGGCGGCGGCGCGCTCTAGGTCGCGCAGGATGCGCTCGGCGGCGCGGCGGCGCGCTTCCCGCTCCTCGATCACGCTGGCCGCTATCTCACGCACCGCCGCTTCCACCTGGTTGAGGAACTGGAACGGCCGGTGCATCGCCCGCTTGCACGCCGTCAGCGCCACCATGGCGGGCAGATCGGATAAAGCCTCCACCATCGCCGAGCGCCACTCATCGCCCTGCGCTGGCGCCATGCCCGGCGCAACTTTCGCCGCGAGGCGGCGCAGCCGATCGTCAATCGCAATGCACCAAGCCTTGCGGCCCTCGGCATCGCGAGGGACCGGCCGGAGTTCGCGCTCGACCAGCGCGATCGCGGCGGTGAGTGCTTCCGGCGTGCCAGTGCCGAGCGCCTCAACCGCGCGCTCAGTCGTCCAGCGAGGCAGGTTCGAGGCCAGCAAGGCCGTGTCGGGGTGCCCAGGCGCTGGGGCGGTCGTGGTGAGCTGATCCATTTCGCTTCTCGTCGGGAGGGAAAACTGTCGTCCACCCGCGCTCCACCGCGCGGTCGATCAGGTCACCGGGCGGCCAGCCATCGGCGGCGAGGCCTGCCAACTTCGCCACGAGGAGTTGGTAGGCCCGATCGGTCAGCGGCTTTCGCTGGGAGGTGCGGTGCGCGACGAACCCCGCCCACTGGTCCTCACTGACGCCGGCTGGCGGTGGGCAGGTCTTGGGCCAGCCAGCCCGCCTCGT